AAAAATATGGTTAAGTATGTAGGAGATAAATCTGATGATATACTTAATATAATGGTGTCTAATGTCTTCATAAAAAAATGTGTTAGTAATGTTATTGATGGAGCTCAAGAAGAAGGAATAGGGTTTCATGATTTTATATCTGAAGTTTGTGCCGGTATTAATAATGCCTTTGGAGAAGTAAATGATATAGGGTTATTCTACGATCATATTTTTGATGTATATAAACTAGTTGATAGAAGAAATACAAACACTACAGCCCAACTTCAAGAACTAGACATCACAGGACTTTCATCTACTGTTGTAGGTATAAACTTAGATAGTAAGATATCATCGGCTGTATCATCTCAAGTATCAATTGCTGCTCAAGGTAATAGCGGAAACTATAAAGATAACATAGAAGCCATATTGAAATGGAATGCTGGTGCTATTGATAGGCATATAGAAGTGAAGCAGCCAACTAAAGAAGATTTAGAAACTAGAGCTCAAGCAGAAGAGGCTGCTAAAAAAAGAAGAGTTTCTTATATAGAAGACTTAAGAGATGTATGGACTGCATTTAATAATGCTGAAAGATCTACTGATGGGAGTTTACGAGACAAAATATCTAAGTTTGTTGAACAGACTGTTACAAATCAAACCTTTGACGCTGAAAAATGGAATCAGTTAAGAGCGGAAGGTATATCAGAAATGAATAGATTCTACAAAAGGACTAGAACTTCTCCGATAAAAGGGGTTGTGCCTGTAGAACTATCTCTTAAACTACTAGGAGTATCAGGGTTTAAAATAGGAACAGCTTTTAAAATAAAACCTGGACTTTTACCTAGTAAATATGATGCTTTTGCCTATATTATAACAGGAGTCGATCATGAAATCGGTACTGATAATAAATGGTATACTAACGTTAAAACACAATTTTACGCTATTCAATAATGTATTTACCTAAATCTAAACAAAAAAAAGGAGGTAAGCCGGCTGGCAAACTTATAGACCCTAAATCTGGTCTTCCATTTTTAGGTAAGTTTGTTATGGATCATTTAGGAAACTTTTTTAAAGGAGATAAAATAACATCTAAATCTCAAGCGTTAGAGTTTATACCCGGTGAAGAAGAAGATCCTAAATCTTCTTTTGTAAATGTAAGAAGGTCTCCTTCTGCAAAAGATTATGCTAAAGGAAGTTTTACTAGATTTTTTGCTAAAGATGGACGAACAGGAAGAGTTGTAGAGCTAGATAAGGAAAAATACCTGGATCAAAAACGTCAAGGTAAACTATATAGACGTACTTTGAAGATAGAATGGTATGTTACTGGTAATCCTGAAGATGAAATCATAAACGGATTCTTATACCCAGGTACTAAATCTAAAAATCAAGATGTAATAAACCAGGCTGAAAAGATTATCCCTGGCATAGGCGATCAGATACTTAAAGATCCCGGACAGTTTGTTCGTAACTAAAAAAATGTTATATTATAATAATGTCTTCATTTGAAAAAACGTTTTGTATACTTCCATTTATTCACTTAGCTACACACCCTTCAGGGGATGTTACTCCATGCTGTGAATCGAGATTAAATTCAACAACTGAGGGGAAACCTCTTAATCTTAATGTTAATACTATTGAGGATATACGTAATAGTGATTCCTCTAAACAATTAAGACAGGATATGCTAAACGGAATACATAACCCAGGATGTGATTTCTGTTATAAACGTGAAGAAGAAGGAGTTGAATCAAAACGTATAAGAGAGAACAAAAGATGGGGTATTACAGAAAAAAACTACCTTGATTACGTAAATAGTCCCTTAGAATATGTTGAGTTAAGATTAGGTAATATTTGCAACCTTAAATGTTCGATATGTCATCCTTGGAGCAGCTCAAAATGGAATGAAGATGCAGAAGCAGTTGGTTATGAAAAGCTACATTTAGATAGAACATGGTTTAAGGATAACAATTTTTACAAAAATTTAGCTAAGTATAGTTCAACCATTAAGCATATTTGGTTTAACGGTGGAGAACCTACATTAATAAAAGAACATTATTACATTTTAGAGGAATTAATAAGTTCTGGAAAATCTTGGGAAGTTACTCTCGAATACCATACTAATGGAACATCTTTACCTGAAAAACTACTTAAACTATGGGAAAAGTTTAAATTAGTAGTTGTTACTTTTTCTATAGACGATGTAGGAGAAAGACTATACTACCAGAGGTATCCTTCTAACAGTAAGAAGGTTGTAAAAAATATAACAAAACTAAAAAATAGTTCAGCAATTAACTCGTATATTGCAGTTATTCCAACTATTAATTTATATAACATACATAATCTTCATAATGTTTATAACTATTATAAAAACGAAGTAGGTGTAAATGTAAATTTAATAAACTATCTTCACTTTCCTGATAATCTTGCTATTTACAACCTTCCTGAAAATAAAAAGAAGGAACTTTTTAATTTATTATCAAATGACTTACCGGAGTATTGTTTGGAAGAACTAAAGTATAATTTTTTTAAAAAGCAATCACAGGGATTAGAGAAGTTTATTAATTTTACAAAAAGCTTGGATAGTCATAGAGATGTTTGTATATTAGATTATCTGCCAGAGTATGCAGAGTACTTTTAAAGGTTATATAAGTGTTTTATATAGTAGAGCAAGATAGTAAGTTAGATTCACTAGAAAGGTTAGTAAGACTAGGAGCATATGTAGATATCATATCGTCTAATAACAACTACCATCCTAAACTTACTTCTACCGTAGCAGTTTATGTTAGATTAGTAGGATCAGATCATGGGTTTATTATTCCTATTAATCATGAAGAAGGACTTAATGTACCAAAAGAACGTGTCTACTCTATTCTATCTAAAGCAAGTAAACTATATACATTAGATAAGAAAAACCTTCTATACCACTTTAATCTACAGGATGCCATTGATTTATCATTACTTTATTCAATGGTAAAATACGAAAGACTTGACTACACTCGTGATAACAACTCAGTTAATCACTTTTATAACAAGTTTCGTAACTTTTCTAATATAAACCAGCTTATTCCTATTAGTAAGCTATATGAATCTTGCGATAAAGTATACGATTCTGTTAAAGAAGTAATGGATTATGAAATCCCTTCTGGTTTTGATTTTTATAATAAGACTGCAACTAATGTATTTTTCTTATTAGAACAGTCTGGACTTGGAATCTACTATGATAACTTTGTTGAAATGTTTAAACCACGTGATCCTCTGTACAACATAGTAGATAATACAGTATTAACTTCTTATAACTTATATAATGTCACATCTAGACCTACTAATGCTTTTAATAGCGTTAATTTCGCTGCTATACCTAAAAGTATACCACATCGACAGTGCTTTCGACCGACCGGCGATTACTTTGTTGAGTTGGATTTTGATGGTTACCACCTTCGTTTACTTTCTGAACAGATTGAATACCATCTATCAAGCGAATCAGCTCATAAACAACTAGCTAAAATATATTTTGATAAAGAAGAGATTAATGAAGAAGAATACCAAGAAGCAAAGCAAACTAACTTTCACGCAATTTATGGCAAAATCCCAGAGAAATGGGCATTCCTTGAAATCTTTGACAAAATTGATAAGTTTATCCGAGAGCTTTGGAGACGATTTGAAGATGACGGAGAAGTCTTGGCGCCTATTAGTGGAAAACCATTTAAAAGAGGATTAAAAGATATGAATCCTCAAAAGTTAATGAACTATATTATGCAATCGTTAGAGACTTCAAGAAATATTCTTATATTAAAAGAAGTACTACGTTATTTAAAAAATAAGAAGACTAAAGTAGTATTGTATACCTACGATGCTCTATTATTTGATTTTCATAAAGAGGATGGTAAAAATACATTAGAAGATCTTAAAAATATATTAGAATCTGATGGGAAATACCCTATAAAGTTTAAATATTCAAAAGATCTTTGTTTAGAATAAGGAAGATATTTATATATGATTAAAGAAGTTACTTTACCGGTATTCGATTACGACATCGAACCGATATACTTGAACGAAGATATGAGCAACAAACTATTCTGTACCTTTGCTACAGAAGACACTCTAGAAAGTATTTTAGAGCAAATCCAAGAGAGGTACAAAATCATATATAACAAAATTTTTGTGTTATATTCCAAATCTCAAGATGAGTACATCTGTACCTATAATGTAGATTTCGGAAACGTAGGCACGTTCCTAGATAATACTATTTTAGTACACCGTAAAAAAGAGTCGAACACTCTTTATACTATTAATGCTCTTAATACACTTATAAAAGAGTTAAACGGAGGAGTACTAGACACTTCATATAGAATCAACTGGACTGATTACAGAAACTGTATACTACTTACTAAAGGTCCCGAACTTAAAAGAGTTAACACAAAACTTTTTAAGATTCTAGAGTTGGAATAACGGAAAGTTATTCGTATATTAATAAAAAAAGTTATAATAATAAGTTATATGGATTTAAATGCTATACGCGCAAAGCTGGATTCGTTAAATAATAATGGCCAGCAAAGAGAGAAGACAGACTATTCCACTATTTTTTGGAAGCCTGAACTTGGTAAGCAGACGATTAGAATCGTACCTTCTGCTTATGATCCTACTTTTCCGTTTAAGGAACTAAAGTTCCACTACGGTGTAGGAAAGTACCCTATGGTAGCCTTATCTAACTTTGGTAAGCAAGACCCAATCGAGGAGTTCGTAAAAGAGCTAAGAAAGAC